GCATCAGCAGGTACAGTCTTCGAGGCTATAAACCTTAATCTCGGTTCGACTAACACACTAGACGCTACTATTCTCCATGCCCCAGCAATAACAGGTTTGACAGATCAATTAACGTTTGGCGCTTTACAGTTGACAGTAGCGAACACGGCGTATGCGGTTGGAGCTGCTGGGGAGCTTTTAGTCCCACAAGGAAAAGCGGTAGTTATGCGTCGCTTGGGCGCAACGGGAACCATCAAACTTTCTCTGAACGTTGGGGTATTGTAATATGGCTACACCCGTTAATATCATAGGTTCTCGCAACAGTAATAGGGCGAAGGTAACGAAGTTCGGACAACTTGTGACGGCTCCATTGCAGTACAGTACGCCAGTTTCAGTGGAGCTTGATGTCATAAATACAGCGTTTAACCTGTTGACACCGGCATCAGGTCAGTCTGTTGTAATCACTGATATTATCGTTAGCGCTGATAGAAACGTGAGCACTACGACGCCTGCCAACATTGTGATATACCAAGCGCTAGAAGCTGATTTGCTCTTACCGGATAAGACCATAGTTAGGCCTCAACTTGTTAGATCTGGTAACGCATCATACATAGGTCTGAATATGATAGTTGACGAGGGAAAGTGGGTAAATGCAAGAACGGATGATGTCGGTGTGCTGGTGACAATTATGTTTTATCTGGTGCCACAGGATTTAGTCTAATGACAACAATACGCAGTTACAATAAGCGGCTGGAATCGTTGAAGTCTGAGCGCTCATCATTTATACCGCTTTACCGAGAGCTTTCGGATTATCACTTATCCCATCGCGGCCGGTTCTTAACATCAGATAGAAACAAGGGCCACAAACGCAATACGCGACAGATAAATAATACGAGCAGGTTATCAGCGCGAACTCTAGCATCAGGAATGATGGCCGGTATAACTTCACCAGCACGACCCTGGTTCAGGCTTGGCACAGGGAATTCTGATTTAGCAGAGATAGCATCTGTCAAAGAGTGGCTGCACAAAGTCCAAAACATAATGTATAGGGTATTTGCTGGATCAAATATCTATAACTCTCTGCATATGCTTTATTCAGAGCTGGGAGTTTTTGGCACTGCACCAATGGGCGTGTTTGCTGATTTTGATAGCGTGATTTGGTGCAAACCATACACGGTTGGTAGTTATGTGCTAGGCACCAATGAAAAGAATATTGTTGATACATTTTATCGAGAGTATGAGATATCTGTTGCGCAATGCATTAAACAATTCGGCAAGGAGAATTGCAGCAATCAAGTAAATCAGATGTGGGACAAAGGAAATTCAGAGTCATGGATTAAGATTGTTCATGCTATCGAGCCAAACGACGACAGGGACAGCAACAGTCCGCTAAGCACTGACATGAAATTTCGTTCTGTTTATTACGAAGCGGATAGGGGGCATGGTGCTGATGAGGATAAGTTTCTCAGGGAATCAGGGTTCAAAACATTCCCTATACTTGCCCCTAGATGGGATTTAACAGGAGAGGATATTTATGCTCCTGATTGCCCAGGGATGACTGTATTGGGCGATACAAAGACATTGCAGCTTGCAGAAAAGCGTAGCTATCAGGCATTGGATAAAGTTGTTAGTCCACCATTGCAAGGCCCGTCTAGCCTGAGAAATAAAATAGAAGGCGGCGTAGTTGGGGCAAATGATATTGTCTTCAATGACGAGGCCGGAAATGGGTTGAAAAGCATTTATGATTTTAGGCCAGATATGGCGGCGATTGACAGAAAGATTCAGGATGCAGAGGACAGGATCAAAAGGGGATTTTACGAAGACCTTTTCTTAATGCTTGCTAACAGTGATCGAAGACAGATTACAGCTAGGGAGGTGGCAGAAAAGCACGAAGAAAAGCTTTTGATGCTGGGGCCAGTGTTGGAGCGGTTACATACTGAGTTGCTTGATCCGTTGATTGATCGAACGTTTCAAATGCTTCAGGAAGCAGGCGTATTACCCACTCCACCAGAGGAACTGCAAGATCAGGAGCTAAACACCACGTACATCTCTGTTTTGGCACAGGCGCAGCGACTAGTTGCAACTGGAAGCATTGAGCGAGTGAGCCAGTTTGCAGGAAATTTAGCGGCAATATGGCCTGAAGCTAGGCACAAAGTTGACTCATTACAGGCCGTTGATGATTACGCTGAAGCATTGGGCGTTAATCCTAAAATAATCCGAAGTGATGACCAAGCAAATGCAATTGTAGCAGCAGAAAAAGAAGCGTTGGCAAAAGCCCAGGCTCAGGAGCAAGGACAGCAGTTAGCAAATACAGCTAAAACCATGTCAGAAACAGATATGAGCGAAGAGAATGCACTGGGTAAAGCAGCCCAAAACGCGGGGATCTTATGACGGGCAAAGACTCACAAAATGCTCGAAATTTGGAATTGATGGCGATTCAAGATATCATGAGCAAAAAGGATGGCAGAGCGTTTATGTTCAGGTTAATGGAGCACTCAGGCGTATTTCAAGATACGTTCCATGCTGACTCTGCAATCAGCGCATACAAATCAGGAAGACGGTCTAACGGTCTATTTTTAGAAAGCGAAATTAAACAAGCTGCACCAGAGAACTACATTAAAATGATACAGGAACACATCTTATGAGTGATGAACCACAAGTAATAGCGGCACAAACAGAAGATGATGCCACTGATCAAGGTCAAGAAAGCACGTTGGCCGAACAAGCTTCAAAGCCTGAAGATGATAAATCTACAGGAGAAGAGAGCACTAGCGGCGATGATGCCAGCGGTGATACTGATGATAACGGTAAGACTGTAACTCAAGATACCTATGCCGATTTTAACGTTCCTGAAGGTTCTTCAATTGATGAGACGGTTTTGGGCGAGGCTACATCTTTATTTAAGGATGCAGGCTTAAGCCAAGAGCAAGCTCAGAAGTTTATAGACCTTCATGCAGGGTTGGTCCAGGCGGGTTCAACGGGGCAGGTTGAGGCTTTTGATCAGATGAAAAATGACTGGCGAGAACAAGCAGCCAGCGACAAGGAATTTGGGGGTGATAAATTTGACGAGAGCGTGGGCTTAGCGCGCACTGCTATCGAAAAGTTTGGTACACCTGGATTATCTGAAATATTGTCGGATACAGGGTTGGGAAACCATCCTGAAGTTATCCGCTTTATGACTCGCGTGGGAGAACTTACTAAAGAGGATGTGCCGGGTAACGGTAATCCTTCGGCGGCTAAGAAAGATCACGTTTCAATTCTGTACCCTAAAAAATCAGCTTAACTAACTTGAGGTAGCATATGTCTACTATCGGTAATACATTTGTCGATTTGATCGACATCTACAAACAGCAGGACGGAGATGGTCAGTATATACCGATCATTGAAATTCTGAACGAAATGAACCCAATCTTGCAGGATGCCATTGCGGTCGAATGTAACAAGGGAACGACTCACTTGCATACCGTTCGCTCTGGCCTTCCGTCAGTCGCTTGGGGAAAGCTTTATCAGGGCATTCCTAACAGCAAAGGCCGACAAGCCCAAGTTGAGGACACCACTGGTTTTGTTGAAGGTCTAAGCACCATCGACAAGCGATTGCTGGATCTGTCTACTAATGAAGGCGCGGTTCGTCTGAGTGAAGCAACGGCGTATCTTGAAGCAATGAACCAGGAAGTTGCAACCAAGATTTTCTATGGTAACACTGCGTCCGATCCTGAAGAGTTTATGGGCCTTGCGCCTCGGTTCAATGATTTGTCAGCTTCAAACGGCAATCAAATTATTTCTGCGGCTGGTGCGCAATCAGATAATACTTCAATCTGGTTTGTAGGTTGGGGCGATAATCAAACCCAGCTACTTTACCCCAAAGGCACGCAAGCAGGTGTCCAGCGTGAAGATATGGGTATGCAGCGACTTACCGATGGTTCCAGCAATGCTTATTACGGCATGGAAGAAAAGTTCACTTGGCATGTTGGCCTTGCTGTTAAAGATTGGCGCTATGTGTCACGTATTGCGAACATTGATGTTTCGGACATGGCTGCCGGTTCGGTAGCTTTGTTTGACTTTATGCGTAAGGCATATTGGCAGTTACAGAGCCGAAGAATACCAGGTGGAAAATTGGCAATCTATTGTAACCGTGATGTCATGGAAGCGCTGGATGCATTAAGTTCAAACGCCGGAGCTTCGGATAGCTTTATTCGTCTCACGCCTAAAGAAATTCAAGGCGAGGAAGTGCTAACCTATCGAGGCATTCCGATCCGCGAGACGGATGCCATCATCAACACGGAGGCGGTTGTATCATGATCTTTTCAGCACAGCAGTTATTTTCAGACGATCAAGCAATTACAGCAACGGCAGATTCTACTAACGTTATTGATTTGGGGGTTCCAGGCACGCCATTTGATGCTGCCGCACCACTAAATCAAGATGTTGGCAAGGGTGCTGGTATTCCGATTCTGATACAGGTGACGACTGCGTTTAACACGCTGACCTCGCTAGATATCAGTATTTCAACGGGTGCTACCACTGCACTAGGCACTAAGATTGTAACGCAAGTTATTCCCTTGGCTGACCTTGTAGCGGGAAAACAG